GTAGTCCTTTTTTTATCTGGTAAGCAAAGCCATCTGTTGTACCCAAGAATCTAGCTAGTTCCCTCGTGCCAACGTCGGTTATCTTTTTACTCATATATGCTATGTCTTGATCTGGTTTTGGTGTTTTCCTCTAAAGCAGTCGCAAGTCTCTCTGTAGAATCCAGGTTCTTTTCAAGCTGATTTTTTAATAACATGCCTCCTTCACCAACCACACGTAACATAACATCCATCTTTCTTTTAAGATCGTCTATATCAGAACGGATATAACGCAAGTTTTCTAAAATAGTGTTATCTGTCCAGTCATTCATTTTTTAGGCTCGTGCAAAGTTATTTGTCTATTATAGCTATTGCTCCAACTCCATGCCCTAAAAATTGAGGAAATTTTGATAAAAAATCCCGTAAAGAAATTAATTGTTTCCAGATCATGACAACTAGGTATAAAATCCAAAACCAGTTTTCACCCAAAATAATAAACAAAAAAACCCCGCAAAGCTCTAACTCAATGCGGGGTTTCCGGTGATCTTTCCACCTTTTGAAATGCCCGAACGGGCCATAAGAAGTTTACCGGATATTTCCTCAACGTCAATAGAGAAGCCGGTTTCCAATGCTTAAAATATCCTCATTTTTAATGTCTCCACACCCTCAAACCGGCCATCGCCTTCTCTTGCCATGCCGGTTTTTTTTTTGAAAAGTAAGTATTTGTACGGATAGAAAAACTTATAAATACGGCGCAATAATAGACCCCCCCTTTTTTTATCTAACAAAAAGACACTGGTAAGCCCATGATTCTAGGCATAGACTCACAATTTAAGTCGTTAGACAATCAGCCCTGCATGGACTTCTCTGTGTGGGGCTTTTTTGTGTCTTGGGCTTGTCTGGAAAGGTGTTCCTTTACCAAATTATCAATTATCAAGGTCATAGACAGTTCACTATTTGTTGATAGCTCTTTTAATTTAGTCCATGTTTTTTCACGTACCCTTACATTTTTGTGCTCTATCATAGTTTTATGTATACATTTTGCGTTCATAATGTACAATAGTTTACCACGTATTCTAATAGTCGTGATAACAATTTGTATACATTTGTATTATGGAGATAAACCGATGGCAAAAAAATTAATTGAGCTTAATGATGATGAATTTCATAGGGATTCAATGTTTGATTGGGACGGAAACCCTAGGAATGTATTGTGTGGAACTGTTTTTAATTATGAACAAAAACGTCATGTCATGTATGCACTTATCAATTATGCGTGGAATAAGGAAAAAGATATTGATGCAATGAGGGATGAATTTTATATAGAGGTAGAAAAACTACCGAATAGGGAGGATCAACTTAATTTATATGGAGAGCTTGTAGAAAGGGAAAATTATTTTATTCGTGAATTATTGAAGATAGAAAAACTTGTAAATCTCTTTAATGAAGATAAGTCGCGGGAGGCTAATAATGAAAATTATCGTGACAATGCACTGGCATACCATAACGAAATATTAGAACTAAAAAAAATCTGCAATGCAGAAAATGTGAGCAGTATTTATGAAGTTAAAAAATAAACTGAGGAGTAATTGCTATGCGTTCAAGAAATATAAAACCCGGTTTCTTTAAAGAAGAATGTTTGGCCGATGCTGGACCCATTACACAGCTTTTATTTGCTGGGTTATGGTGCCTTGCTGATAAGTCTGGATTGCTGAAAGACATACCGAGATTAATCAAGGCTGAAGTGTTCCCTTACTACGATGTAGACGTTAACGGTGAATTAACGGTTATAGAACGGTTAGGTCACATCCGACGTTATAAAGTGGACGAAATCAACATAATTCAGATCGTAAATTTTCAAAAACATCAGAATCCACATCACACAGAAAAACCTTCAACGCTTCCGTTTTTAACCGATAGTGAATACATAAGTTATTGTATACAAAAAGAAAATACTGTTAACGGTGATATAACGGTTAACACACCGTTAAGTCACGGTGAATATCCTGCTGATTCACTGATTCCTGATTCCATAGAGAGAGAGAGATACACGCGCGCGAAAATGGATTTTGTCGAAATTGAAAACGGTAGTTGTGAATTAACGGGGGGTAATGTTTGCAGGATGTTAGGTAAAAAGGGCATAAGTCCAACCAACCCTTCACATAGCGATTTGGTCGATGCGTTGAAACAAGGGGCAACTTGGGAGGATTTTTATTATGCAGGTAATGAGGCGATTGCCAGAGAAAAAGGCTTTGCTTATGCCCTGACAATCGTTTTAAGCAAGGTAAAGGAAAAACATAAAACTAAGAACCACCCGGACAAGGTTAACGGTTCTTCAAACAAACAATTCAACTCTAGCGGTGATAATTATGGCACACATAGACCAAACGATGAAACCTATCCTTCAACTGGTCGGAAACTCAATCCCGTTGAAAAAATCGCAGCAGCAAGCAGAAGGCTCGAAGAAAAGGAAGCGCGAGACAGAGGAGACCTTGCAAGAGCCATCAACTAATGGCTTAAGCTTAAGAGCGATAGATTACATCTGGACAATGATGACTAAAATCTACCGCGAAAAATGGAGTTCTGATGTTCGCTATGGGGAGCATGTCGATCAGGCTGGCAATTTAAGCCAAACGGCAAAGGATTGGCAGAAGTTATTGGCAGGATTAACAGATCAGCAAATAAAGACAGGTATTAACGTCACGTTAAAAAAAGCCGAAGCATGGCCGCCTGATCTCATGGAGTTTAAGAAATATTGCCTAAGCCGCGAACTTGAAGGCGTACCAAGCGTAGACGAGGTTTATGGAATACTGGCTTACAGCAAGAAAAAGCACGGCAGCATACGGTTTCGTTATAAACATCCACTGGTTTTTTATATTTCCCAAGATGACAAGTTGGATATGCAAAATGTTTTTGGAAGCAGCTTGAAAGTAGCAATGGAGTTAATAACGCCTGTTTATAACCGGCTCATACAGGACGGCTGGCCCGATTGGAAGCCTGAGCATTTGTTAAACCCAAACCTTATCGATCATAAGCCGGCGGAAGTGAACAAAGAGTTAGGCCGTAAAAAGTTTTCTGAAATAAGGAAAATGTTATGAGTGACGACATAGAATTACAGGGCACCGATAGCCGAAATCATTATCGACAAGCACCGGTGTGGGCAAGTGGGAACCGTTAGGCTTCATTTCCTTGGGCAGTACACGCGCTTTGAGAACTTTCGCGGGAATCCATACGAACAGCCACCGGAGTAACCAATGCAAACCGAAACCATCAAAATTATTGAGGACTTGATAGGCTGGCTCCACGATCTGAAAACGAAATACTACGGGCAGCGGAAAATGACGGGCGTAGAAGAAAGCGAATACTTTGAACTTGTGAAAATATTGGACAAGGCGCATAGCCTGATTGAAACCGTCAAGCACAATGCCAGAGCCAAACACTACATTGAGGATTGATATGCACAACGACACTATCACGATCTTGAAGCAACTTATCGGAATTTCCGAAGAACTGGCCTTAGAGCATTTCCGGGACAAGAGCCTGGGCGGGACGGAGGAAAAGAGTTATCTTTTCATCATGAAAGTGCTGGATGACGCACACCGTCATGTCGGGAAGTTGAAACATAATCGAGATAATGACGAAAAAAATGTGTTTTTGGCGAAGTGAAGGCATCACCACGCCACGAAAATAAAAAACTAAGAAAAGATATGCCTTATTATAAAATCGACGTTTAAATCTAATATTTACTAAATAAGGAATAAAATGAGTTGCTATTTTTGCGCCTATTGGTCACATTCACATTTTAACGAAAGCATGGAATCTTTATTAAGTCCTAATAAATCAAAGGGAATTTGTACGAGATACCCTGTGCATATAGAAACACAGGGTAATCATATTTGTGGTGAACTGGTTATTTCCGTTTTTACCCGTTTTAAAGAGGATGAGCCACTATCAAAAATTGTGCAGGAAAGGAATAATTATTTTAACGCTCGTAAAAATTATGAGGAAGAACGTAATAAACGTATTGCCTTAGAAAAAGTTAATAAAAAACTAAGAGACAAATTACGGAAAATATGAACACCCACGAAACCAAACCCGAACCTACCAGCCCCCAGCCGCAGTTTTTTTGTCGCTATTGCAGCCAGTGGCACTATGAAATTGACAGACTGCCAACTTCACGGCAGGGGAATTTTACCTGTGCCGACTGTGATGATAAGCGCATATCAGCTATTTCCAAGAACAAAACCGAGCCATGGAAACCCGCATGAACAACATTCAGGAAATATTAGAAAAATACAAAGAAGCGGAAGGTATGAGTCCAGCATGGGAACGAACTATGTTGTTTTATTGGAACGATATGCTGGCCTTAAAAGCCGAAATCAAAAGCTTGCAAAGAGAGTTATTCGATTGTCGCCAAGAGATTTTCAAGATTGCTTCTGGTCTGCCAAGATGAGTAACGATTTTTACTGCCAATATGGAAAACACTTTGCACATAAGGAAGCCAAGATTCATTCTCCCAGGCAGGGCGATTACATTTGCATAGACTGTGAGGATGAGCGCACCCTGCACCAGTTAAAAACAATACAGCGCCATCGACGCAGGGAGGACGACATTGAGCATGAGCATGAGTGA